CGAGTACACCAGCCATGGTCAGAGCGGAAGCAACGTCTGCGGAGCAGAGGATGATGTTGCCCTTTCCTCTACGAGTGCGCTGTGCGATTGCGTTAGCGTCTCTCTCGATTTGGAACAGAAGACCCTTAAACTTCTCAACAGACCAACGTCCGTTGGAGTCGATGTCGAGGTCAAACTCGCCGCCGGTAGCAACGTTGGTTTGAGCGCCAGACTCAGCAGTCTTGTAGATGGTTCTGATGACTTCACGGTTGATCTCAGCCAAGATCTCAGTAGAGAGGATGTTGGCGAGTTCCGCTTCAGCGTTCAGACCATGGATTGCCTTGAGGTCTTGTGCCAGTTCCAAGGAGTACTCAGCTTTGAGTGCTCTGGACTTAGCGGTTACAGTGACTTTCTCGATCGAGAATGCCATCTGGTTGAAGTTGTCACCGGAGGTGCCGAGATCCTCAGCATCGTCGGTTCTCATGCCCTGACCGACACTGTAACCACGCTGGGTTGTGTTGGTGGAAGGGTTAAGAGCGCCAGGATTGGTTCCGCCTTGTGCGGTAGTACCCATACCAACTGCAGCACTTGTCATGCCGTTGGTGAGGTCGAATCCTTCGTTCTGTCCGGAGAATGCGGTATCTACTTCGTCGAAGAAGGTCTCGGTTCCGTCCTGAGTCTTGTACTTAGAACGCATCGCGAAGATGAGTCCAGTAGGACCAGACATTGGCTGAACGCCTGCGAGGTCATAAGCGACCAAGTTAGGCATAGAGCGTCTGATCAGGGAGATCAGTACGGGGTCGAAACCAGCAACGGTCTGACCGCCTGCGGAGGTGTAACCACCGTTGCCAACGGCGTTGGTGGGTTGCTCAGACAGGAAGGATCCTGACTGGTTGAATGCTTGCTGTTCAGAGAGGAATTTCTCTTGGTTTTCGAGCAGGACTGCGGTTACGGCTCTCTTATGGTTGTCTTCGATCTTGTCGAGACCCTCATGGTTGAGGAGAGGTGCCCACTTTTCCTGCAACTGTTCGGAATGGAACATTTGCTGTTTACCTATGTGGTTAATTTACGGTTTGAATTAATATTAAATTCAGGGATTATTTGCCAAGGGTCGAACCCAGGGCTCTCATGTATGCGTCCATGGAACCGCTATAAGTAGCGGGTGCCGAATCAACGCCTTCCGAGAGGGTTTCGGTCTTAGCAGTCGTAGAAACATTCTTCTGAGAGAAGTATGACTCCTTCAGTGTTTCTAACTTTTCACGATATTGTGTTTCGCTTTCAAACTCCACACTTTCGGAAAGTGAGGCGAGTTTCTCTTTCTGTGTCTGTGCAAGACCTTCAGAGACATCGGCAAGAATGCCATCAGCAGCGGACTCGGAGAGTCTTGCGTTCAGGGTTACATTCTTCTCGATTTGCTCGTTGAGTTTTGTCTCCATATCATCAAGTTTTTCTACCATGCTCTCAAGCACATCATACTTATCTTCAGGGATTGTTACATAATGTTCTTCAAAAAGACTCTTCATTCCAGTGAGGAATGATTCGGTCATTTCGGACTTAAGTCCAGATTCAACGGCGAGTTGATTTTCAGACATCCACTCGTCGGCAACATACTCAAGGTAAGAATCAACACGCTCAGCGAGTGACTCTTTAGCAGAAGCAACTTCTTCTACGAACTTCTCTTCGTATGCTGCTTCCAGTTGCTCTTTGATTTGTGCAACCTTTGCATTGATTGCGGTCTCAAAGATGGTGCGTGCTTTCTCTTGGAATTCTTCGGAGAGTTCCTCACCAGAAAGCAGTGCATTGACATCTTCTTCGATGTCATACTCGGCAACGATTTCTTCGGTCTCGGTTACTTCTTCTTCAGAAACAACTTCTTCTTCGGTAGTCTCTTCTTCTGCGACTACTTCTTCTTCGGTGGTCTCTTCTTCGGCAACAACTTCGTCGGTGATTTCTTCTTCTTCCTTCATGCCTGCGGGCATTGGATCTGCCTTACCAGCTTTCTTGGTTACAACATCCTTAACTTGCTTAAGGGTGCCACCAGGTGTAGCCAGTTTAGCCGAATCATCATCGGGTTTGTAGTTTTCTGGAGTAGGACCGCCGAGGTCCTCAACATTAGCGAGTTGAGTACCGGGATCTGCCATCTTAGGCATGGGATCTGCAGCTGCAGCACCACTATTGACAGCAGTCTTGGATTGCTGTGTCTTTACTTCCATTTCTTGTAAATCTCCACGAGACATTTGAACTCTCCGTTATTGCCGGGTATTAAAACTATATTTATTTATAAAATTAAAGATTAGAAAGGAAGTCACTCCATAACTGGAGCTTATGTTCTTCCAATCTCTTCTGATCAACTAATGTATTGATTTGCTTTTTGGTCTGTTCCGCATACTTTTCACGCAGAAGTCCACCGTCCCAAACCCACTCTTTTCCTTCCATAATTCCCTCAACAAATGCATCGGGAGCAGAAGGATCAGCAACGATATCAGCAGCAGTTGCCAACATGAAATCGTCACCAACGATATTGACACCCTCACGGGTCTGCTTTAATGAACCAATACCGCGAGAAGAAACGCCGAGTTTTACGCCATCTTCTACTAAAGCAGATGCAATTTTACCCATTGGGGTATTCAAGATCTTTGCTTTACCAATAAAGTTGTCTCCACTTTCTTTCAGGGAAACAATTTTATGAGAAACTCTATCGAGATTAACGGTAGGACCATCAGGATGTCCGAGTTCACCGAGTGCTCTGCCGGATTGGACATTTGACTCATTATAACGAGAAACTTCCTTACGAAGAGTTTCCATGGGATACATGCGACCATTACGGTTTTTGATGTTACCCTGAAGAAAAACTCCTTCGATATACAGTGATTTCTTGCCAGACTTGGTAGTCTCTACAAGAAATTTAACTGATTCGATCTCTTCTCTGATAAGTTTCATTGTTTGATTATCCTGTTACGGGGTTGTTACTTGCATCATGACGTTGATATGTTCCAGGAGTAACTGGATTATTGTTCGCATCGTGACGCTGATAAGTACCTGGAGTTCTTGTTCCAGATCCAGCAGCACTGTTGTATGTTCGTGCTACATAATCAGCATTAAAATTCTTATAAGTTTTGGTAGACCAACCTTCATTTCCAGAAAATTGGTTCACTGTAGTACTCCCAGGTTGTGGGTTTACTGCATTATTGCTTGCATCGTGACGAACGTAAGCCATAATTAACGAAAAGAATAATAGTTATTTATAAATCAAACACCATCACTGGTCTCTACTTCATCGTCAGAGACCGTTTCTTCTTCGGAATTACCATTAAAAAGAGCATTAGACGCAGTTTGCTTGTATGCATCTACTCTTTCTGCTGTTTTTGAGTACAGCATATCTTTGATCGCATCGCTAATTTGCGATGGTGATTCATCACTGATGATATTATCTAGAAGGTCATCCATGTTTTCCATGTTACAAATTTATTTGTATTTATATTTCGCCACCCTTGGGCATTTCAGGAGCCTCTGTTGGCGAACCATCGATCTCAGGTTCCATCACTGGTGCTCCCAAGTCACCACCTGCCCCTGCATCTAGTGGTTGACCTGTTGCTGGGTCGATAGTTGCAGGATCAGGAATGACACCTTTCTTGATTTCATCCTCAATCAGTTTGTCCTGTTCAAGGATTTCGATGTCAGTTTGACGCAAGATTTTGCGGCGAACATAGTCCTGAGAGTAGTATTTACCAACATATGGTTCTGCAGTTGCTGCCAAAGACAGTCTCTCATTCATCAATTCTGCTTCTTTTAACTCAGAAAAATGATTGTCATATAGGAAATCATACTGAATATGCTCACTCATGACCTCCCAATCTTCTGGAGTAATTACGTTCTTCAGGAGTAATTGGGTCCTCAGCATGTCATTAAACATGTTGGAGAATCTTTTTCTCAAACGACCAACAAACTTAGTGAACTTCAGTTCGTCTCTGAGGATTTCGGAGGATCTACCGAGATTAAATCCGCCTTCGCCATCCATTCTAGACGGGGGGACGTTGAGTGATCTGTATAACTTCTTCTTAAAGTACTCAATGTCTGTAATTTCGCCAAGGTTTTGACCTCCAGGAAGAGTAGAAATTTCAGTGCCACGTCCTCCCTCTCTTCTAGGAAGCCAGAAATCCTCAAGCATCGCCATGTATTTTTTGTCATCTCTAATCTCTCCAGTGTTTGCATCATACACAAGTTTGTTACGATATCTCATCATAACATCGCGCAGATATTGTTCTGCTTTCATTTTGGGCAGATTACCAACATCAATATAGAAAATTCTACGTTCGGGTGCTCTGGAAAGTCTGTAAATAACAAGACTATCCTCAATCATTCTAAGTTGATTGAGAGACTTGATTGCTTTATGGAGATAAGAAAGAGTTGATCCCTTATTTCTATCTACAAGACCGGAAGTGCAATATGCAACCGAATCTTTGGTCATCTTGATTCCCGTATTTGTACTGGTTTGCATGGGATTACCAGTACCAGTTGTCTTGGGATTGTAGATGAAGAATTCCTCTAACTCTGGAAAATCATAATCCATTGGATCATTTTTCAGAGGATTGAGTTTATTTAACTCTGCCTGCTTATTCTTCTTTTGCTTTCTTACATAACGCATTTTCATTGCGTCAATGTAACGTAACTCCTGAATACCTGCCTCAGGGTTTTTAAAATCGATAATTTTATGATAATAAAGTCTTCCGTCAATGTACCAGTTACGGTAAATTTCGTGTGCTTTCTTATCAAAATCCAATAAATCAAGAATATGCTTAAACTCTTGTCTAATTGTTTTCTTAATACCATCACTGGCATTGAGATTTGAGAGTTCGATTTCTACAGGACTATCATTAGAGTCTGAAACGATTGCCTCATTTACAATATCTTCAATAGCACTATCACACTCTGGGTGCAATGCCATCTCACGATATCTTTTGATAAGGTCAAATTCAGTCTTATAGACTCCTTCAATGTCTACATAAGAACCAAAAAAACCACTACTCATGTAGTGGTCAACCCCGTCCTCGTTATTTGGAGGAACGGGGGAGACCGCTGACGGTGAGAGTGGTTCGTTGTCCTCAATAGAGAACCCAAACAATTTTGACATTATTATATTAGAACTTTATCTCTATTATTTATTAACTCAGCGCAACGCCAGTTGCATCAGTAG